CTGTATGCAGGCTGCGTCCGTTTTTTGAAAAACCAATTAATTGAGATTCATAAAATGATGGAAACTGGAGAAGTCGATAGCATAGATTAACATTTGAAAATGAGGTGTTCGTATGCCGTATACGGTAAATGGTGTTGAATACGATTTTAATTCCTGCGTAAATCAGCGAATAAAACAAGATTTTGTAAACCGTGAAGTTATGTGTTGTATGACTTCAGAAGTCGAATACATATTGAGATTGGCGAATGAATTAAGCAGTTACGATGCTCCGTTCACCGAAGAAGATGTAAGTAACTATTTTGTGAAAGAATGCGATAAATGCGGTAGCCAGTATGGGTTTGACGAATTTTATCCCGATGACGAAGAAATTGAAATAGATAAAGATGAAGATGGAGCATATATGTGTCCTGTGTGCGGATTGGATTATGATACTGAGGCAGAAGCACGGGAGTGTTGTTCCACTGAAAAATTGTATAAGTGCCAAGGCTGCGGTCAGGTGTATACAGAAGAAGAGTACGAATATCTGGATGAAAACCCTCAAGAAGTATATGAATGGTGGGCGGTAACAAACTGGCTTGGCGATAAGCTGAAAGAACGCGGCGAAGTAGTGATCGAAGGATGGGACCATTGGTATTGGGGCAGAAGCTGTACAGGACAGGGGATTGCACTGGATGGTGTGATTTCAAGTATCTGCTATGGCATGGAGATATTGGAGGGACAGAAGTAAAGTACAAAATATACAGTCTGTAAAAGTTTATACAAGATCAAGTTCATTACAAAAATTTATTAGACTGGATTCTCTATATAATGGTTCTTTTTGTATTCTTCCCTTTCTGGCTGCTTTTTTGTATCCATTTAAATATATAGAGAATAACTTCTTTATTTCTTCATAATGATTTGCAATGATTGCATATTGCGAGTGGGGGATTTTTTGTACAGTGTGTGATTCAATATACTTAACATCATTTATTACAATGGCATATCTAAAATCAAGACCTGCGTTAGGTCTTGACCTAGATGGCACAGAATATCCAATTCTTCCAAATTTACGAACTGCCACACCAAGATTATTTCGTAGTGGAATATAGAATGTATTTGTATCAATATCAACTTTGATGCAAATATGAATTCGTTTTGACTGTTTAGACACATTGTCTGGATCAAGCATTTTCTGGAAATTTGGATGTTCTAAAAAGAACTGTTCTCGTATAAAATAGCAATTTTGAATTGTCATAGGACTCACCATCACAAAAAAACAAGGGAGAACATAAGTCCTCCCTTGTAAGATATTTCTTCGGTTTTTTATTAGCCGGGTGCTTCCGACAAACCCCCACACAATTTCTTCGGTTTTTTATTAGCCAGAGATATCCGACAAACCTCTCATCCGTATTATATGCTATCAGTTAATGTTTTGTCAAGCAAAACACGAAAATAAGAGGAAAGGAGACGATACGAATGACAAGGCAGGAGTATAAGCGCGTACAGTGTCCAGCAATTTTGGAGCCATTTTGGATCGGACAGGGATACGGATACAAAAATATGAGTCCGCTGCTTCGCACAGAATCATGGAACGGGGTACCGGATGACGAGATCATATATATCCCAGAATCAGCATATGACAATGGATTTTTAGATCCACTCGGAGTATACACAAAACGAGATTTTATCGAGCTGGCAGGCAATCGAGCCCGTGAGCTGTTTGATTATTGCGATTGGCAGTCACCGGAAGCCGCATGGAATGAAATTGAGAGTGAAGGATAGGGGTATTGTGAAGATTGAAAATATTGTTGATGACTGGAGGTCAAAAACTTAAATGGATTATTGTCTAATGATGGAGCTGAAAAAGAAGGCAACTGCGGCAAGGACACGTAACGGCACTTATAATAGAAATGCCGATGAACTTGAGAAAATATTTCAAGATGCCGGCAATGCGCTCAAGGCGGAATTTGAAGAAGGGTACAGCGCCGGCTATGCAGATGCATGGCAGGAAATTAAAAAGGTCGTAGCCAATGCGGCGTTCGAAGCCGAAATGGGCGCAGCCTATGGTGAAGTTGTATGACGGTGCGTCAGTTGTCAAGGGAACAGTTGAATGAGCTGAAAGAAACGTACATGTTTGAAACGGTATGCAGTGGTCCCAGTTATAGTGATCTGGCAGAAGCATGTAACATTCCTGACGAATTGATTTTTGAACATTATGACGGATACGATTTTGTGAATGATGATTTTTTCTGCTCCGCTGGGATGTAAGCTTGCCAAAAAGAAACAAAAAACCATTTTCGGTCTTCAACCAGGCGCAGAACTGGTAACTCTGTGCCACAACTGTGTAGGCTTGAGACAAGGCCACATGGTAAACTCCTTTCGCCAGTCGTCCAAGCAAATAGGTTTGGGCGTCTGGTTGAGGACCGGAAAATGCAAGAGGTGATATGAGAAAAAATGGCGAATGTAGAATTGTATATTCATCCCAATTGGATACCGTTTTATATTGAGTGCTATAACAGGATGCTGTTTGTGGAAATCATTGAGGGCGATGTTGAAGAAGCCAAGCAGATTCTTACAGACAGGTACGAAGATTGGGTCGATGGAGGCCCTTGTGAAGTATGTGATGTGTGCTGCGAGGAATATATGCTTGAAGGTCTGAATAATGAGAAATTTATCTTTTCAGTGGGATATGGGGAGGAAGTGCAATGAGAACATATGCAGTTTTTGTAAGGCGTGAAGGCGTTGCGTATATTCAAGCAGAAAATGAGGGGGAAGCTTATGCTGCAGCGGAGGACATGGAATTTAAAGACATCTCGTGGGACGATTATTATACGCTTGAAAACGTGCAGGAGGAATGAAGATGACAGTTCGACAGTTATTCAATGAAGTAGATGAGATTCAGTGCGAAGCGATCATTCAGCAGTATGATTATGAGAAAAATGATTATGCGTTCAGAGTTTGTCTGTCTGAGTTGTATTCAGGACTTGATGAATATGAAAGAGTCATGGACAGACGTGTAAAATATATATTTGCAGATATGGAAGAAGCCGATCGTGTTTTCAAAACAAAGCAGCCGGTGCTTATTATCGAGGTGGAGGACGAAGAGTGACTGGTGATATTTTGGTCCGCAATATTGATTTCGAGCTGTTGTACGAACAGAGAAAGGCTGTTCTTTCCTGCTGTTTTAGTAATACATTAATTCCCACAGATGTAATTGAAGGGATCATAGGGGTGTTAGATTCAATGTTGGATGCAGCCGAAGAAGAAGGGTATTTTAAAATTCCGGAGGATGAAGAATGATGTTGTATGATGTAGGCGTAACAAGAAATCTTTGTGGACATGTTTTGATCGAAGCTGATAGCGCTGATGAGGCGGAGAAAATTGCCTATGACCGATACATAAAACAGGGAAGGGAACTTCCCGACATGGACGAATGTGACGAGTTGTCATTTTGTGCAGAAGAGGCTGGCGTCAATGTCGCCAAGTTGTCCGTGTTGGAATTTGCAAATATGTTATCGCACGGGCGTGAGGGAGAGTGGGGGCCGCGCGGTCTGTTTTATGTTGAAGATGGAGACAAAATCGTGGCTGTAGACAATCGAGACGGGTATGCATTTACTGAGGAGTTCGATACATTTGAAGATGCAGTAAACTGGTTGTTAGAGTGATTTTCCCATTGCTTGCAAATTTCGCTTCGGTGGTAGCAAAGAAATAGGTGACTTTATTGGACATATAATGTGATAGCCTTTTAGATAGGAGGCGATCAACATGCTGAAACGGTTAATGTATTGGCTGCGCGGTAATAAAAAGTGTAAAAGTTGCTGTTTACTATGTAAATATTATGATCAGTGCCGGGAGGATATGGCTGGAATATAAAATATGAAGAGGTGTTGCGATGAATGTTGCGGAGTTTTTTGTGTTTATCCTAATGCTGCTGTATGTCCGCAATAAGGTCATACAGAATTCAAATTAAATTGGAGGAGTGCTATGGAGGTTAACTACGTGAAATTAGCTGCGGCAAATCAACAGCTTGAACTTTATGCCAATACCGGAAAGCCACTTAATAAGGCGGCAGCTTTATACATCGTATCATACATAAACTGCGTCCTTAAATCAACGGTCAGAACAGACCCGGAAAGTTTTTCGGTACAGGGGGGATCCACTTAGTGCCGTTTGGACCTTTAGGTCTGCTGACGCTTTTAGGGCTTGGGGCATATACCGTCAGCGACAACATAAAGGCAAAAGCAGTACGTGACAAACGGGACGCAGAATACGCAGCTTTAACAAGAGGCTGTACACAGAGATCACGCCAGAAGCAATTTGAGCTTATGGCAAAATACGATGTATTTAATGAAGACGGTGTGCCCCACCGTCTTACCGCGCATGAAAATGGTACGAATGTATTTTTAGAAGCACGAAAGTGCATCCGCCGGTTGATGGCGAAAGAAGGCTTGCCAGTAGACGAATATGATTTGCGTATAAAATTTCCTGGTAAAGATTTTTAGTGGTTATGAAAACAGTATACATTGAAAGAGCAATGAATGGAGGCTCGAATATTGAATAAAGTAAGACGTACACAGATTCAGAGGGTGTCTGATTCGATTTCAAACATCATAGCAGAAATTGAAACGATTCGTGATGAGGAAGACGAAGCTCGTGAAAGTATGCCTGAAAATTTGGTTGGCAGTGAACGGTACGAGACAAGTGAAGTTGCTTCGGATACGCTGCAGGATACCATTGATTTGCTGGAAGAGTCTGTTGAAAGGTTGAGTGAAATATCATAAAGGCTTATTATAAATTTCATGAAGGAGCTGTTCAGATGTTTTCCAGACATCAGACCGTCCGGTCAGCCAGTCGAGCGAAACCCCCATACAGTCGGCAACGGCGATCATGGCGTCATATGACGGCGGCGTACCGCCTGTCTCCCATCCACGAATCGCATTTTCAGAAAAATAAATCATTTCAGATAATTCTCGCCGCGTCAGTTCGTTTTCATCGCGCCATTTGCGTAGCTTGGCTCCGAATGTTGTCAATGCCATTTAGATGGCACCTCCATGTATTGCAAACTATTTGAAGAGGGAGTATCATTAAAACATCAAATAAACAACCATTGGTTGTTAAATACTTAAATAACAACTTATGGTTGTAAAAAGAATTGTACAATATAATATGTCCGATATCAAGGACAATTTGGAAGGGTGTGAAATTTGCTTGAGACATGTAGACGTGGATACGCTGGTATCAATGCTGGATAGAAAGAAGTTTAACATTGTAGCTGGAGGTATTGCGGATGGAGATTGCGGCTGGGAGGTCAAGTTGGAATGTAAATACGCGATGCTCACTCAAAAACCGGACAGGCTGCTGTTGCTGTCACCTAAGCGGCTTTACTATTGGGTGGACATGAGCAGCAAAAGCGCCGTGTCCATCCGTGAAAGTGAAATCAAATGCATCACCGTCGATGACCAGTGGATTCATGTAAAGACAACGACATTTGAGTTTCATATTTGTATGGTTTGTATGGGGGGATAGTCGATGAAAGAAACAGCTGTGTGCAGGCAGGAAAAGGCGAATTGTATCAGTTCAGATATTTTGGCTGATATGCTTGATGGTACGGATTTTTCTGTTTGGTCAGGCCGTGATCCGAAGAAGTATGTTTGGGAAGCGACACTGAAGTGCAAATATGCGCGGCTCACACAGAATCCGAATAGAACTCTGTTGTTATCGCCCGGCGGGAGTAAGAGAACGGCGAATCGAAGTACAGTTTCCATCAATGAGAGATCCATTGTGAGCATCGAAGAACTTGAGGACGACTGGATTCGAATTGTTACCACTTCGGAGGATATATATATCCACAAAGGAAAATAGCAAAAAAAACTCCCAAATAAGTATTGACAAAACAATAGATTGCGATTATACTATAGTCATAGGGGCGAGCGGCTACATACTAAAAAGAAAGAAGGCAATTGATGCAAAGCAAAAACGCCGCTCCTCGCTGGGGAGAGCTTTGGTATTGTGATCTTGGAAGTGAAGATGCCTGTACAGGGTCCACAATATATTGTGGAGTACGGCCGGTGCTTGTTACATCAAATAACAAATACTCAGCGTATTCATCGCAGTATCAGGTATATCCACTTACAACAAAGCGTACAAACAGGCGGTCCCCATCCCACGTAAATGTAGAACCGAATGATTTAAATGGTTTGTCACGGGAATCAACGATCATTTTGGAAAATCCGATGATCGTGGCAAAAGAGCAGATGTTATCCTATATCGGAGAGCTTGAACCGTGCTTGCTGCAGCAGGTTGCGATAGCAAAGGTAATGCAGGAACCATTACTTGCACTGGCCATAGGAACTGGTATTGAAGAGAGTAGTGAGTATCTCGCCGTAGCAAACTATTGAAAAGCCAATGCAAAAATCGTACAATGTACATATTGAGATGAGGAGGCCAGTATGGATATTTACGATGAGATCCTTGGCGAGTACGAAGGAGATACGACGAAATCGCCGATAGCGACGATATTAAATGACATCCGTGAGGCGGAGAAAAGAAACCAGGTGCCGCTTGAGCGGTTTACAAAAGAGCAGTATATCCAGTTGGTAAACGCTCGTATTTTCTCACGCTCCAGCATAGCGACGCGGTTGAGCAAGATCAAGCAAATTACGGAAAAGAAGTGTTCACGCTGCGGCATCTCGCAAACGGATGTTCTATTTGATTTCCCCACGCCGAAAGAGACGATCGAATATGCAATTGAGCAATATGTAAAAATCCTGTTTTCATCTTTTGGCGAATTCAACGAAGCACTAAAAAACAGGTTTGATTTGAATACGCATATAGGGCTGCGTTCCTATGTGTTCTGGGGATTGCTCTGGTGTGGGATACCGCATCAGAAAGTTGCCGGCATTCGAATGGAAGAAATTGATTTCCAGCACCAGAAGATTGGAGCTCACTATATACGGTATGAGATCATGAGTGCCGTAAAGAAATATTCAGAGATCAACAGCTTCGATGTGGGCAGAAATGAATTCCTTGAGATAGCAAACCGCGAGTATTTGTTTCCTGCGCTTAAGTATACTGGAGCGGAGCATCAAACGACCCTTTCGATACGCAATGCGTCTTATTTGCTTTTGGATAAGGCGGTCGGACACGATGGTTTGGAAATGAAGATACAAAATATGTCGTTTGACACTGTGCAGAAATCATCGCTGTTTGAACAGAAATTTGACATTGAGTCAAGTAAAGGCTCCGATAAGGAAGAACGCTTCCTTACGAATTTGTTCCCGCAGTATATGGTAAAAGCCAAAAGAACGCATGTCGCTCACGAATATCTTGTTTGGAAGAAAATGTACAGATGACAGGCAAGGGGAAAGGCACGAAAGTGCCTTTTCTACAACACAATCTAATTATCAGTTAATACTTACGCGCTCAAGCTTTATGCTTGAACGCATCATGTGCCATTAGCTCAATTGGTTAGAGCGCTGGCCTCATAAGCCATGAGTGACGAGTTCGACTCTCGTAGGGCGCACCATCCCCTTGTGGCGGTGCACAAGGTTACATTTGCGGTGCGGTGGATTTGGAACATCTGCTGTACGGACACACCGATATTGTCCTAGAAGATGCGAACGTGGCATCTGAAATGGGGGAAGTACCCAAGAGGCATGTCCTCGGTCAAACTTGCAGCCTGGAAGTTCAAGCTTCTGGTGTTTACATCGGATGCCTATTTACACAGGGCACTTGAGCGAACCTTGCATAGTGAAATCACTGCGCTACTTGCAGAACGAAAGTATCTATGCAATTATATTTTGCCATATAGTGGCAGGTCGGCTTTGTATTTCGTCCTCTGCTGACCAATCATACATTTGAACCTGCTGGTCATGAACAGTAGGCTCATGCAAGCGTAGCTCAGTTGGTAGAGCACCGCACCAGGAGGTATGTAGTAGGTTCAAATCCTACCGCTTGCACAATTTTTATGCCGTAATTAAATCTACGGTAACATGCTCGGTTATCCACAGCGGCCTGTGGAGCTGATTTGAAAGCAGATTACATCTATTGATATGTGAGGATCAACACCTCATCTGAGTGGCAAAAATGTTTTGAGGAGAAGGAAGCATAATGGACGATTTGATAAGCCGGAAGGCGCTGCTGGAAAAAGCATGGGAAGCAGATACACAGTGCGGATATGTGCAAGTGGTAGATGTCGGAGACATAGAGGACGCTCCCGCCGTTGACGCTGTTCCTATGCGGCGTGGGAAGTGGATTTTTAACGACGATTGGTGGGAGTTTAGATGCTCTGTATGTCAAGGTGCTATCGGAAACATCAAAAAGTATAAATTCTGCCCGCACTGCGGAGCCAAGATGAATGGAGGGAATGACAATGACTGCCAGAGAGGCGATTGCTCGTTTTGAGCCGTATATCTGGAACGAGTGTTACCGGAAAGAGTTTCAAGAAGCCTGTTCGCATGCAATCTCCGCCCTCCAAGAGCGTGAGGAACGGAGCAAGGGATGCCGATTCTGTTTTGATGCTACGCTTGAACCAGACCTTGAAGGATGCGACCTTTCGTATCATGACGTTGGGGAATCTGAACAGCAAAAACGCATTATGATCAGGTCAGGTAACGGAAAGCCTATGGCTATTATGTTTGAGGAATTGAGCGGCAATCAGTGGCACACTGTCGGTATTTATGAGCCAAAGTTCTGCCCCATGTGCGGCAGACCACTGAAAGGAGAAGACAATGGCAAGGCTGATTGACGCGAATGCGCTGTCGAAAAAATGGCAGGATATGCTTGATATTAAAACCGGAGAAAAAGAAGAAATCGCAGTATATAAAATTTTCGAGATACTCATCAAAAGGTTGAGCCAAGAACCAACCATCGACCCAGTGCACGCTTCTGGCGCGTGCTACTGCCGGGAGTGCCGAAACTATAACAAACCTCGATTAGGATGGTGTTCCCATCATATGGACAGAGAAAATCCAGACGATTTTTGCAGTCGGGGCAAGCGCCGGGAGGAGGATTGACATGGAGATTTACGCGGAAGGCGCAATGAGCATTTTAGATGAGCTGCACACAGAGCGTCGAGCTTATCACAGCGAATACGTGCTTTTGGCTGATGCAATTAACCGCCTCGCTGCTTACGAGGAGACCGGGCTGGAGCCGGAGGCAGTGGAGCACTTGAAGCTTGCAAGCATGGGAAAGGCTATCGCGGAAATCAAAGAGTTTGAAGGTGTCCCCATTGATCGCCTCCGCGAGCTGGCGCAGGCGGAGAAAGAGGGGCGGCTTGTGGTGCTGCCGTGCGAAATCGGAAGTCCTGTTTATTCGCATGCAAGAAAACTCGACGGGGCTGATTATGTGAGAGAAACAGAATTTTGGTGGAGCGATATCCCCCAAATGGGCAAAACCGTATTTCTGACCCGCGAAGCCGCCGAGGCCGCGCTGAAGGAAATGGAGGAAAACACGTGAAAGGCTGTAAGAACTGCCCGGCGTTTGCGAAATGCACAGTGACGTATCGTGGTTCGGGTTGTGCTGCTTTAAGAAGTACATACGGTGTTGAAACCGACCCGGAGATTATCACAAACGCCGACCGCATCCGTAAAATGAGCGATGATGAGCTTGCGAAGTTTCTTGCGACAAAACTTAATGATGATTTTTATGGATGTCCGGATTTGATATTGCAATGGCTCCAGCAGCCAGCAGAGGAGGAGCAGACATGATTTGTAAATATCGTGATGCAGAAAATGGCATGTGTTCCTTACGCAGCGATTTAAGCTATCCGCTGCTGGAATATTGCGTGGAAGGCCCGTGCCCGGATGAAGTTTTGATTTGCAACAACTGCCCGCTCGATGGGCATTGCGAATTTGTGAAGTGTAAAGAAAAGGAGATTTGAGATTATGACGAACGTTGTACTTGTACGGCATGAAGGTGACTTTAGTTGCAGTGGATATCTTTTTGAAACACCTGTGGATTTGAAAAAGGGGCAGCGCGTGCGTGTGAAAACGCGCCGGGGCGAAGTGGATGCTATTGTCATTCATGATAGCGCCGAAGTTGATGATAGTGTGCTTGCCATGATGGCGACTGTCTGTCATGCAAAGATTCCGCTTGCGCCTGTGGTTGGTGTGTATTCGCTCATTCTGGTAGGAAAGGCCGAAAATGTGTGTGTGGAGGAAAATCGGTGAAAGCATAGCTGTTTGACAAAAGAAAAAAACGGCCGGCAAAGCCGACCGTAAAATACTAGTTTTTAGCCTTTGAGGAATTCCAAGATTTCCTCTGTAGATTTTCCGCTTTCTTCGAGGGCTTTAATAAGGTTCTCTCTTTTTTCCTTTTCAGCTTCTTTGGCGGCGCGTTTTTCCTCCTTGAGCTGTTCTTTATAGGCTGCTTTTAACTCTTCTTTTGCTGCCTTTAAATCGGCTTCGAGCTTCAGGATTTTTTCATTGATCTTTGCAGCCTTTCCGGTATAAGTGACTTCTTTTTTGACTCCACGAGGCATAATTTACACTCCTTTTAAATCTGTGGTTGTTTTAAAAACAGTATACCACAGTTAATTATAAAAATAAACAAGAATTTACACGATCAGAGGGAAGAAGATGACTATTAAAGTAATTTGTAATCGTTGTGGAAAGGAGATTGATGCAAACACATATAGTTTTTCTTATCACCAACAGTTGGGATATGGCAGTGTGCATGATGGCGATGAATTAAGTGTAGATCTTTGTCCGGAATGTACCGATGAGCTAATTACATATCTTACGGAAGAATGTACAATTCCTCCGCTTGCAGAAGGTGATGCCGTCTAGCAGTTTTATATGTCATAGAAGTAATATTAACAGTAAATCAAAATACATAACAGAGGAGAATCGTTTAATGAAATTTGAAATGAAGAAGCCGATTTTTGAGTGTCCGTATTGCCATGAGAAAATTGAGGGTGACTATGCAGCGTACCAAGAACATGTTCAGGTATGCTATGAGAAAGACATGGCACGACAGAAGTTGAAGAATGAAAAAGAGATTCGTTTGAAGAAACTTAATGAAGATGCAAAAAAGTTTGAAGAGGATTATCATTGCCAACTTGTATATTCCAGCGATGTCTATGATCCGTTTCGTGTGTTTCGACAGATTATGGCATAGTGTTTAAATGTGAGAAATGCGGATTCGAATTTGATGAACCAGCCGTATTTATAGACGGTCACGGCCTCGATTCACCGCCATATGAAGTCTGGAATCTGTGTCCTTCATGCAAAAGCGAATGGATTACTACGATTTGTTTGGAACAAGAGGAGGACGAAGAGTGACAAGGTGGTTTTGGATATTGCTACATATTTTCAATAATGTTTGCTGGAAGCACGCTAAGTGGAATGGAGACAATTTGATTTGCGAAAAATGTGGAAAGCTGATTGGGTTTAAAGTTCCTGTGAATCGAGGCGGAAAAACGTTTTACTTTTATCCGACGACACAAGAAGGTCTTATGCATCAAACTGAAATTTGTGATAGGTATAAGCTGTTGAACATGACCAGCATCAATTTCGATGCCGATTATGATTGACATAAAATAATTAATTTATTAAAGGAGATTCAACTTGGCAGAAAAGAAAAAAACTCGTTTGATTGATTTGGTACAGACTCGTGGTTCGTTTAGTGTTTCTGGTCTTGTGACTGGGACCGACAAGGATAGTTTCTATGAGGATAAGCTTACACAGAGCACCAAGAAACCATTCCGATCAGTTAATTTTGGAGTGAAAATCGACAAAGATGGCAGCTCTGTATATACATACCTTAATGGTATGGAACGTAAGTCCGTGTATTATTCTCGCCGGGAAGACAAGGCAAAAGGGATTACAAAGGACACACAGGAAGTGGCATGGAAAGATCGGTATACTTTCGATAAAGAAGGCTATCGAATGATTGGCGTAAACGTTGGTGTCAAGAAAATTGTTGATAAGAAGGGAAATGAAGTCAACGACAAAAAAGTTCTTACCGAATTCGATGCATGTGAAGAGATTGGCACGAACTTGAAAGATGACGCAAGCGTTTTTGTAAAGGGAAATCTTGAGTTTAGTACATACAATGATAAGCATAATGTTCGTTTGGTACCCACCCAGGTAAGTTTGTGCAGACCGATTGACATGGAGGCAGAAGACTACACTCCAAATGCACAGTTTACTCAGGTGATCGTTTTTACCGGGATCGAACCAAACGAAGATAAAACGAAATTTACGGTATCTGCAAAGATTGTCAATTATGAGTCGATTGAAGATGCAGAGTTTGTCATCTATGATTCGAAATTGGCTACTGCATTCCGCAAGAATATTAAGCCTTATTCGTCCATCAAAGTTTGGGGAGATATTATTGTAGAACGCGATATTGAAGAGGTTGAGGAAGCCAGTGTTTGGGGCACTGCAAACAAAATGGAACGCGTAAATTCGCCTACGCAACGCTTGTTTGTGATTACTGGTGCGGATCCTCAGACAATTGATACTGAAGAATATTCGGAAGATAAAATTGACAAGGCAATTGCTAAAATTGCAGCATCAAAAAAAGCTGAAGACGATTACGGTAGTTCTAATTCGAATGGTGGCAACTGGGGCAAGAGTCTTGAAAGCAACGATGAATTGGATGATGATGAGCCGTGGTGAGCCAATAAATGATAGATAAAGTAATCTAAAAAGGTAGGTGCAATATGAAGAAAAGTTCAAAAAAATGTGATTATTTGGACCGTGAGAGTTTGATTGAATTTCTAAACGAGGATATGAAAAGAGCTGATTTTTGGGCTATTGTTTCGTTAATTGCGGCAGGATGTTCAGTCTTTTTCGCTGTTGCTAATATTATGAGACTTATATTGTGGAGTTAACACATGTAAATCCGCTCACACAAATTCCATTTTTGGAATATGGGATGCAAGTTTTGATGTTGCGCCAGCTGTAACTTTTTGCGCTTCGGTTATTGCGATTTCTTGTATTTTAGACTCGTCATTTGTGATGTAGTTATTTTGAATTTGGCCTTGTTGCAAATGTGCATTATCATGTAGACGTAAAGTTTCATTGTAAATTAGATTTTTGGCTATGCTTGCATACTTGTGCGCCCTAACGGCAGAAATGACTGCAACAATAGCGGAAACGACTGCGGCAATACTTTCCACGCCAGTGAGAATGGTATTAATGTTGTTTAAGTCCATAACAAAACGTCCTTCGCGGTTATTTCTTTTGCTTAGCGCTACTTATATCCCATATTATAACACAAAAATTTATTGGAGGAACTAATTTGGCAAGATTTAGAAGTGGAAATGCAATTCAGAGTAAGATTCAGATGATTCTATTTGGCAATCCGTTCACGGGAAAGTCAACAATGGCGCTGCAATCTGCATACCTAAAGAACCCGGACGGCTCTCCGTTCAAAGTGCTGTACCTTGACCCGGAGAGCGGTAGCGTAGATGATTATCTTCCTACACTTGCAGAGAACGGTGTTGATATGCGGAATATCCTTATTGCATATACGCAGTCAATTACAGAAGTTTTGGAGTTTATTGAACGGGCCAAGAATGGTGAGGATTTTTACATTCCAGACGATGATGGAAATGAAACAGACGAAGTATATCTCGACAGTGACGGGAAGCCCTTCCGACCGGATATGATTGTGGTTGACGGCGCAAGCGTTTTGAATCTTACCACAAAAACAAGTATTGTTGAGTTTTCAAAAAAGAGAGCAAAGGTAAAAGCTGCTGCTGCTGGCCTTACTGGAGACGAAAAATTCGTCAAAATTGAAGGCGCGGGCATGGAACTTAAGGATTACCAGACGGTCAATTTTAAAGGACAGGAATTGATTCTTGATTTGATGGGTTCCGGCAAACACTACATCGTTACTGCGCGAGAAACGGACGAAAAGATCACAAAGGAAATCAATGGTAAGGAAGTCACTGTTGCTACTGGACGTAAAATTCCTGATGGCTTTAAGAATATGGATTACAATGCGAAAACCTGTATTCGTATGTATCGTGACGAAGATGATTATACGACGGTTCGCGCTTTCGTTGTGAAAGATCGTACCGGCATTCATAAGGCTGGAGATGATATCGAAGATCCGTCTTTGCTCGATTATCAGGATTTGATTGATAAAACCTCTGGAAATAGAGAATTTGTCATTAAGAACACTATTCACGAGGCAATCAAAACAGAGGAGCGTAAATATGCAGAGGAAATTGGTGTAGAACAGAGCGAAAATGAAAATGAGCCTGAGGAAAACACCAATGAAGCAGAGGTGCTGAGAGACAAAATTACAGGTATGATCAATTCGTTGTCCCCGGTACTGAAGCAAAAAGCCAAAAAAGCCGTTGCTGACGCAGGTTTGCCCACGGCAATGCGTACGGTTTCTGATGTAAAGGTTCTTCATCAAATCCTTAAAGTCGTTCAGGATATTGGGTGATTGTCGTGAAGATTACGCGTAAATGCGGAATCTGCGGGGAAGAAATAAATCTTGTGTTAGACCTTCTGGACCTCGTTTACGATGAGAAAACAAAACGATTTTTACATGCCAAATGTGAAAAAGAAAGACTTCTCAGACGAAAACGAGGCAGAATGCCTTCGGATGAGGTGGATTCGCTTGTTGAGAAGATGTCCGTTGATGCTCGTGAAGCAATCGCAAAGTGTGTAACGCAAAAACGAAGATCGACAGGAAGCAGAAATAGGGAGAAAAATACTTCAGATAACCCCAAAAGATTGCTTACAGACTATTTGTTGTATACGTATGATTTGTCATGTATGCCTAAATACATATATGTAAAATTGGCCAGTGTGTACAGCGGAAAATATGAGGGATTAAAAAAACCATGCCCTCCTGAAGATTTGCTCGATATGTGGCAGCGTAAGCAAGCTTACCTTAATCGCGTGTATGAATACAACAAGCAAAAAGGCAATTGTATGGATTCAATACAACGCATTAGTTATGATTTGGCGATACTATTGAGCAGATATGATGGTTACTTGGAATGGAAAGAAAAGCAATCCCTTCTGGGAGAACAACAGCAAGAGTCCGCGAATGTTATATACGAAAACATTATACCACGTGTAAACAAACCCAATCGCCACAAAGGCGACGTATCAATTGCTGATGTACTCGACGAAATTTGAATTTCGGGGGGGTGAGAAAATAGAAGAAGCGGTATCGAATATTACCAATGAAATTATGGTTGTTGGTTCAATTTATCGTAACCCTGATCTTATCGTTGAATATAGTCAGTATATCAAAAGCAAATATGATTTTTTCGATGAAGCCACACGTTTCTTTTATGAGTGCGCAGTTACAATATTCGAGACACGCTCTCAGGCTTTGAATAAAACAGTTGTAGTAACATTCATGAGCGAAAATCAGGAGCGTCTTGCGCAGTATAAACTTTTGCGTGGTTGGAAAACAATCGCGGACTGGATGCAGCTTGCTGTTATAGATGATTTTAAAAATTATTTTGAAGTACTGAAAAAGTATTCCTTGCTTCGAGAATACCAGCGAAATGGTTTTAATATTGAGAAGATCATGTCGCACAAGTTGTTCGATTTACCGTATGATTCGCTCTAAAGCTGATCGGATTAATACTGTGATTTTGACGAATGACAGTGCGGAAATACTAAACAGCAATATAAAGGATACGCTGCATCATTGCATGGAAGCTCCCGATATGGGGTTGCCAATTCCGTTCCCAATTATGAATGATGTTTTTCGCGGCCTGAAAAAGAAGTCGGTTATGGCGGTTGGTATGCTCAGTAATGCGGGCAAAAGCAGATATATGGCAAAACTCATTGCATATATCACGCTTGTGCGTAAGGAAAAGGTTCTGGTTATGCTCAATGAGATGACTGTAGAAGAAATGCGATATGCACTTATCACAACAGTGATAAACAATCCCGAATTTCAGCAGTTGCATGGTATCAATCTGAATAAACAGGAAAGAGAAATCACTTTAGGTCTTTACAAGGACAAAAACGGAGAATTCATTTATCCTGAAAAAGATGATTGGGGTGATGTCACAGAGCCGATTGAGCATTACATCGAGCGTGTATCAAAGCTGTCATCTGAATATAACGATATCATGCATATCGCTGAATGGATTGAAGACCAAACACAGGGGCTGATTTTTACCAAGGATGTTTCAATGGCTTATGATGATAAAACTCTTGAATTTGAAATACGAAAAGCAAGTATGACGCAAGGCATTGAGTACGTTTTCTATGATACCATGAAAAACGATATCGCGACAGTTGGAGATTGGGCGGCAATGATGGTAAGCGTTACCAAGATCACGGAAATATGCAAGCAGCTGAATATGTTTGGCTATTTGTCCATTCAGCTTACTGACGATGCCAATTATATTGAACCGGATGAACTTGTCTCCAATCAAATCGCGAACTGCAAGGGATTGAAGCGTGTGCTGCATACATTGTTGTTATGTAAGGAGATACCGCCAAATAAGTTTTCGAAATATGGGTATGTTGCTTCTGAGACGGATTGGGGAGAACCGGCAAGACATGATTTAAATCCCAATAAAAGGTATTATGCCTTCAATGTTGATAAAAATAGGTTTGGCACAAAGCCACATCTTTTGTTTGAAGTCGATTTAAACTTGAACACATGGATCGAGGTCGGAGAGCTTGTAAGAAAGTGAAGGTGAGCTTTTATTGAAGTTCAAGACCTGAAGAATTATATTCTTGAGAACAATCAAATTGAAACAGTTTTAGAAGAGCTTGGGTGCCACCACATAACGCACAAAGGAGGATACTATTCCTGCGGGAATCCGGACGGAGATAATAAATCAGCAATTACGGTATATGAAAACGAATTTATCTCAGTCGTAGATTACACGAGGGATATACCAAAGGTGGGCAACGGCTCAGACTTGTTTTCTCTTGTGCAATTTTTTAAAGATGAATCCTTCTTTCAATCAATAAAAATGGTATGCGAGTGGATTGGAATCGATTATTACCATGATTTTGACGCCGATCTTCCTGCCAGTATACGAATTGCACAGGAGATTATTGAACTTAGTGGTGATATTGAAAAGGATTATGACAGTAAACCATTGCGTCCAATCAGTGAGAATGTTCTTTCGTATTACATGCCGTATGTAAATGATTTGTTTTTCAAGGACAATATTGATTATGGCACGCAGGCTAAATTTGAGGTTGGATATGATGAACAGACAAACCGGATAACAATCCCAATCCGGGATGAAATCGGTACACTGGTTGGCGTGAAAGGCCGGATGTTTGGGAAGGCTCAAAAGGATGGAGAACTGAAGTATTTATATATTGAGCCAACCAATCGATCAAAAGTGTTATATGGTCTCAATCATACATACGATGCAATTCAAAGGGCGCATAAAGTTTATGTAGGGGAGGCAGAAAAAAGCGTTATGCAGCTTTGGAGCATGGGCATGTGCAATGCAGTCGCTACTGGCGGAAAAAGGGTGTCTCGACAGCAAATTGATATGCTCACACGTTTGTGTGTAGATGTCGTGTTCCTTTTTGATAAAGATGTGTCGCGAGAAGAGCTTGATACATTGGCGGGGCGATTTATTGATGAGATACACGTGTATGCTGTTATTGACACCGTAGGTATCTTGGAAGAAAAAGAAAGTCCAACCGACGATCCGAAAAAATTTAAAAGGCTTATTTCAGAGTGCATAAAAAGAATAAAGTAGGTGACATGGAGCTGGATTACGAGCTTATTCCTGGAAGCAGAAATGATGTTACGAATATCGAATTTACAATATTAAAGAATAGAGGCATAGAAAACCCAAAAGAGTACCTTTCTTTGAAAAGTGACTGCCTGATTCCATACCAAGATCTTGAAAACATAGACGTGGCTGTTAGTTGTCTGCTTGGTTATTTGGACGATGAAATTCATGTTGTCGTAGATTGCGATGTTGATGGTTATACATCTGCTGCGATGCTGATTTCATATTTAAAAGATCAGAAGAAAGATATAAATATTACATATCACCTGCATAGCGGAAAACAACATGGCCTTCAAAGTGATATTGAAATACCAAAGTCTGCCCGATTGGTGATTGTCCCTGACGCTGGTACGAATGATATTGAACCATGTAAGGCATTAAATAAAGCAGGGATAGATGTAATAATTCTTGATCACCATATTGCTGAAACTGAAAATCCATATGCAATTGTTGTAAACAATCAGACATGCGGATACACCAATAAAGAATTTAGCGGCGCGGGAATTACATACAAATTTTTGCAGGCGATTGATGAAGAATTGTGGACGTCATTTGCAGATAAATATATTGACCTTGCGGCCATTGGGAATATCGCTGATGTGATGGATATGCGTTCCTATGAAACAAAGTATATCGCGGACAAAGGTATAGCATTGATTTCAAATCCTCTTATAAAGCAGTTGTGTGAGCAAAACAGTTTTAAAATCAAAGCGGATCCTACAATACATGACATTCAATTCTACATTGTGCCGGCCATTAACGCGGTGATCCGGGCAGGAAAATTGGCAGAAAAGGAACTTATGTTCAGAGCTTTGCTCGGAGAGTATGAAACCTTTAAATATAAGAAACGCGGTGAAAAAGAAGCAACGGAGGAAAGCATTTGTGAAAGAGTTGTTCGTCTTGCTACTAACATAAGAAACCGCCAAAGTAAGGCGTGTAAGCAAGGCCAAGATGCCATTCGCGATTTTATAGAGCGGTACAACCAGCGTGGAAATAAGATTCTTTTTGTTAACGTGACCGGGCTTCTTGACGAAGCATACACTGGTCTGACGGCAACACGAATCGCTGAAGAGTATACACGGCCATGTCTGCTCCTTCGTAAGCGGAATGAAGATGAGACCTTGTATGGTGGCTCTGGGCGAAATATCAACAACGGTTCAATCGATAATTTGAAATCGTTTTTGGAATCAACAGGATGCTTTGAGAGCATTATGGGACACGAAAATGCCTTTGGGGTTGAAATCAAAAAAGAAAACATTCCCAAAGCAATTCAATTGTGTAATGAGAGATTGAAAGACAGCCCAATCTCGAAGTCGTATAAGTGCGACTTTATCATTAGCAATCAGGAGCTTACTTTCCCACTTGTCAAGAAAATTGATGGAATGTCCAGATGTTGGGGACAAATGGTTGAGGAGCCGTACATTGCGGTTGAAGGTGTTCATCTTGACAAAAAACAGGTTTCACTTATAGGAAAGCAAAGCAATACTCTGAAGTGGAAAGACGAGGAAACCGGAGTTGAGTTTGTCAAATTCTCGTGCAATGAAGCAGATCCAATCTATCAGGCGCTCAACGATCCATATGATTCAACGGCAAGCTTTGATATTAATATCGTTGGCCGCGCGTCGATCAACGTTTATAAGAGCATGGCGACTCCTCAGTTTATCATTATAGAATATGAGGTGTTGTGATGTACAGCTCTCTTCACAATCATTCTGAATTTTCTGTACTTGACGGATACGGACATCCGCAAGAGTATCTCGAACGAGCAAGGTCAGTAGGACTTAATGCATTTGCAATAACCGAACACGGCAATGCATATAGCTGGATTTATTTCGATGAACTAAAAAAAAATTATCCTGAAATCAAGATGATTTATGGTGTTGAGCTGTATGAATGTTTTGACATGTCAGTGAAAGACAGCAATAGTAAATACTTTCATCTTGTGGCTCTTGCTAAAAATGAGCGCGGTAGAGTGGCTCTCAATGAAATTGTTACACAAAGCAATTTTGAAGGCTTCTATTTTAAACCGCGAATCGATTTGGCGCATTTAAGACCGTATGCGGATGATCTTATTATTTTGTCTGCGTGTTTGGCATCAAAACTCGCCAGAGAATCAGACTATGGTC